AAATCTGAACAGTCGGCTAAGTGGATAAACTGCTCCCTGACGGCGTGGGCAACGCCGATGGACTGGAGCATACGATGAGCAAGCCGTAACGCAATGCTTACAAAACAATAACATAAGTTTATTTTTTTCGGAAAGCGGTCTTGCTTAGCCCTTGATTTTGATGGGTTCGGCTTGCGATTTTCGGACGCCTTTTTAGGCGGTTATAGCCTCAATTCAAGCTCCAATGCTGTCGTAAATCCGCCATCCCCCTCCAGACTGTGCGTAGCCTTGGTGATGATCCACTTCGCGCTGTCGATGGCCGGCTTCCAGCCCCGCACCGTCGCCGGAAGCTCTGGAAAGAGTTCCGGCCTGCCCAGGGCCAGCGTGATGCTGAACTCCGCCTTGTTCCGCTCGTGCTTTTTCATCGCCGCCTTCGCCGCCCGTTCGGCGTCCTGCTTCCGGGCGTAGACGTGCCGCAATACCTTCTTCCCCGTGCCGCCCTTGGTTTCGGTGAGCGGCTTGTCCGGGTCCGTGGCTTCCACCGACACGCTACCCTTCTTCGCCCCGGCCTTATCGGTGTAGCTGGCTTCCACCGCGTCGTAGTTCTCGCGGTCGCTGATGCTGAACCGGTGCGAATCGCCAGAGGCCCGCACGATCAACACGTCCGGGAGCGGCTGGCCGGTGGCGGACACCGCTTCCCCAGGGCGGAACACCAGCAAGCGCCCAGCCTTGACGGTCACCACGGCGTCCAGCATTTCGGCCAGCCGGGTCAACAGGTTTGCATCGGATTCGCCGGTCTGGTCTACGTGTTCCAGGGATTCGCCCGCCAGCGCCGCCGATATGACCGGTGACAGGCCGTGCTGTGCGGCGACGTGGCGGGCCACATCCCCGAAGGTGGTCGCGTGGTAGCTCTGTTCCTTCTTCTCCGTGATTCCCTTTCGCAAATCCGCCGACCGCGCCCGCACGGTGATTTGATCCGGCGCTCCGGTGTGTTCGATCTCATCGGCGATGAAGCTGCCTTTCTCGACTAAGCCAGAACCCTCCCAACCCAATGCGACGGATATCACCGCGCCGCGTGGTGGGAGGTCGAGCTTGCCGTCCGAATCGTCAAGCACCAGGTCGAGTTGGTCCGCTTCGAGGCCGCGGTTATCGGTCAGGGTGAGGGATATCAACCGCGGGCGGAGCTGTGCGCCAATATCGACGCCATCGACCACGATGTGATAGGCGGGCCGGGGATGGCGGTAGGCGGCGGGGGGTTCGGTCACCGTTGGATACCCAGGGCGCGGCGGGCGCTATTCCAGAGCGTCAGCCGTTCGCTGTAGCCATTCAGGCCGCCATTGATGCGCCGCGTGATCGTCTCGAAGTCGGGGATATCGGCCCACGCATTGAGCCTTCGCGTGTACCAGAACCACGCCGCCGACATGGCCGCATGTGCCGGTTCTTCCAGAAGCGCCGGATTTGCTTCGCAATCCACGCCCAGGGCGTTCCTTGCTCCCCGGTAATTGTTCCGGCCCGTGATCTGGATTAGGCCGCGCCCCATGTAGCGCTTGCCATCGCCCGGTTGAGTGTTGCCGAGGTCGGCACGGCCCTCGTAGCGCTTCTGTGCGTCGGTCGGCCCCCAGATTTCCCGTACATAGCGGAACCGGCCCGATTCGTGGGCGATCTGCGCTATCCATGCGGCCAGCCTGTGGGGCGTGTTGATCTCGTAGCGGTCGGCCGCGGTGATTAGGTGCGGCAGCCAATGGTCGGCATCGGCACGGCGGATATGGCAGGCGTCGGCGAGCTGCGCCGCGTTGATGAGTTTGGCGGTGGACATGGAGCCTCCGAGGGAGTTATGCGGTACTGCGCCGCGTGGGGATGACCCGGTCATCATCGACACGGGTGAGTTTGAGGTCGAATTCGATCTTGCGGGCCGTGCCATCCTGGAAAAACACGGTTTGGGTGGTCGATAGTCTCTCGACCACGAATTGCCCCAGGATACGGCCCGTGCCGTCGATGAGGGCGTAGGCTTGGCCGGTGTCGGCCATGTCCCGGATTTTGTCCAGGTTGACCGGCCCGCCGGTCAACTCGGGATAGAGGATGCCCGACAGGTTGATGGTTTCGTCGCCCTGGCCGGCGTACTGGCGGGCCGGGCGCTTGCCCACCCGGCTATTGCTGGGATGCCTCCATTCGAGTTGGTGCTGTTGCTGTTGGTAGGGCGTGGTCTTCAGTTCGAAGACGAACAGGCCGAAGGACATCATCGCCATGGCTCAATCCCGATCCGAAAGCCGCGAGCGTCCCCTCGCGGCTTTTTCGCTTTCGGCCCTGGCCAAGGCAAGCTGCACCTGCCGGGCGATCTCCGCTTCATCCTGGCCGGGCGCGGCGTTGATGGTGATGTTCACGACCATCCCGCCGCCGCCCGCCGCCGCCCGCCGGATGGGGGGGCGGGTGTCGAAGGCGACGGGCGCGGCCAGTGCCGGGGGGGTGTTGAGCGCGATCCCCATACCTACGCCCGCGAGTTGCCGTGTAAGCTGTTGCATCGCGCCCAATGGGCCGGATTGCCCGCCCACGATGCCATGGTGTAAGCCCTGCATGGTGTGGTCGCCGATCTCGGCAAAGACGCGGCTCGGACTCTTAATGCCGAGCGCCCCTTTGGCGGCGCTGGCGATGCTGGCCGCCACGCCGGAAATGGCTTCCCGCACCGCCGCCACGCGGGACAGGATGCCCTGCTTCAGCCCCTCGATAATCTGCCCGCCTATCGCCATCATCTGGCCGCCCAACCCGGACAGGTAGCCCGTGATCCCGGCCCACGCACCGACCATCGCGTTTTTGATCCCGGCCCACAGCGCGGCGAATTTCGGCCCCAACGTGCCCCAGTTCCGCCAAATGTAGATAGCCCCCATGGCGAGCAAGGCGGCTGCGGCCCCGATGGGATTCGCCACGAGCAGCCGCAATACCCATCCCAACGCGCCCCCAATACCGCGTATCGCGCCGGAAACCAACGGCCCGACCAAGCCGAACCGGCCCAACTGAATCCCGAACATGGCGAACCCATACCGCACGATGGCGAGCGGTCCCAGGACCATCGCCAGCGTGGTGGTCAGGATGCCCAGCACGGCCAGGATCACGGCCAGCGCCGCGCCGGTCTTCATCAGGCCCGCCGCTAGCGCCGGGTTCGCTTTCGCCCAGGCCTGGGCCTTCGCGGCCACGTCCCCCAGCCATACCGTGATGGCCCGGACTTCCGGGGCCACGCTCTCACCCACGGCCACCAGGGCGTTGGTGAAGGTGCCGGTGGCGGCTTCCCACAGGTTTTTCAGTGTGCCGAGTTGGAGGTTCACCCGTTCCTGGAGGCTGGCCTGCGCCGCCATCTTGGCTTGGACTTCCTGATACTCGGCCTTGCCCTTGTCGATGATGAGGGCCACGGTCTGGAGGACTTCCGCATCGTCGCCGAAAATGGTCTTGATGGTGCCCAGCCGGTCCTGGGTGTTCAGCTTTTGGAGCTTGGCGAGTTCGGCGAAGAGTTTGTCCAACCCGCCGAACTCGCCCTTTTTGTTGGTGAAGTCGAGTTTGACGCCCTGGCCTGCGAGCGCCTTGTTCGCCTTCGTTACCTTGTCGTCGGCGTTCATGCTGGCTTGGAACACCTTGCGGAGCGCGTTCCCCGCGGCTTCCCCGCGCATCCCGGCTTGATCCAACATGACCAGGAAGGGAGCCATCATCTTGGCCGCATCTAAGCCTTCCTTCTTGATGATGCCCAGGGCCGGGGTGATCTTGGCGAAGCCCTCCAACATGTTGTTGCTGTCCACGCCCAGGTAGAAGGTCCGTTGGATGGCGTCCATCAGGCCCATCATGTCCTTTTCGGTGGTGCGGGTCGCATCCTGGAGCTTGGCGGAGAACTCCGCCGCGTCCTGGTAGGGCATCTTGAGTTGGGCCGCGAGGTAGGCGGTCGCTTCGCCCACGCCCCCGAGTACGGACTTGGCGCTCATGCCCTGGCGCATCAGCATGGTCATCATGTCGGTGAGCTCGGCGGTGGTGCCGGGGAGCCGGTTGCCCAGCCGTTCGGCCAGGGCGTTGATTTCGGCGAACTCGGGCCGGATGGCACCGCCCGCGCCCATCATCGCGGCCTTGAGTTGGGCGGCGCTGTCCTCCGCCTGGGCGAAGTCGATGATGGGACGCATGACCAGCGCCCCGGTTGCCGCGCCGCCGGCGGACAGGCCGAGGCCCGCGCCTTGGAGCTTGGAGCGGGTTTCCATGGCCTTGTCGAGCTGGGCTTTGGCCGCCGACATGGCCTTCATGCGGGCGTTCACCTTGGCGAGCGCGGCCTCTTCGCGCTTCAAGGCGGCTTCGGCCTGGGCGATCTTGCCCGCGAGCTCGCCTTGTTCCAGCTTGAGGTTGCGCGTCGAAACGCCCGCGGCTTCGAGCCTGCCCTTGCTGGCCGCCACGGCATCGGCCAGCCCCTGGCTTTTCTGCTTGAGTTGGTCGGCGGCCTTGGTCGCCGCCGCGAGTTCCTTTTGCATGGCCTTGGTGGGCGTCCCGGCCTGTTCCATGGCCTGCTTCAACGCCTTCACCTTCTCCTGTGCCGTTTTGAGCTGGTTGCCCGCGATGGCCGCATCCTTGGAGAGCTTCTTGAAGGTGTCGATATCGCCTTGGACCTTGTTCAGCTCCTTGAGGGAGTCGCGGGCCTGCTTCACGGCGCGGGAAAGCCCCTGGCTTCCGGCCATCACCCGCTTGAGCGGGCCGGTGGCTTGGTCGATGGCCTTCAGGAGGACTTCGAGCTTGAGCTTGTCGGCCATGGCCTTCAGCCGTTGCGCGGCACGGTTTCATCGTGCAGCCAATCGCCCAGCTTGCTCAGCCCGAACCAACGCAATATTTCCATGATCGGATGTGCAATCAGGTTATGGACGGCCCACCAAAACCCAGCCGGGCCGGCGCGTTTGCCAGATTTCATAGGCTTCGCCTCATTCGTCGATTTCGATCCGTTCCCGCGCCCGCTCCCGCCATTCCATCAACTCGGACAGGCTCATATCGGCCATGTCCGGGGGCGTCCAGTGGAACACGGCGGCCAGGTCGGCCATGGCGTTCTCTACGCGGTCAGGTAGGCCGTGGGTTCCTCGCCCCTGGCCCGCTTCGTCAACAAAAAACCGGCGACTTCCGTTCCGGCCTGCACCAGGTCGGCGGGGTCCATCTTGCGGACATCGGCTTCGGTCAGCGCCGGGGACGTAATGCGCGGCAGGAGCCGGACCAGCGAATCCACTTCCATTTGCAGGACCGATGCGAGCGACAGCCCGCGCAGTTCCCCGGCGCTGGGCTTGCGGATTTCCACTTGGCCGATGGCCGTATCGCCCCTGGCGATGGGGCTGTCGAGTTCGATGGTTTTGGTTTCGGACATGGGGTTTCCTCTGTTGGTGGGAGGGAAGATCAAGCGCCGATGGCCGCGCGTTGCTGCGCGAGCCGGTCAACGCCGTCCACGATCTCGACCATGTTGATGAGGTCGATTTCGATCAAGGTCGCGCCGTTCACGGTCTCCTTGTAATAGGTGAGCGCGGACTTGACCTTGAATTCGGTCTTGTCGCCGCTGGCGGCCTTGCCCCGGTCGATTTCGGTGTGGCGGCCCCGCATGACGATCTCGACCGCATCCACGTCGCCGCTATCGTCGCGCTGGTACGCCCCCGCGAACCGCATCAGCACGCCGTCCACGCGGGTGATGCCGTATTGGGCGACGACATCGCGCATGTGCCCGCCATAGGTGGTTTCCAGCTCCAGCTTGTCGTTGCCCATGTCGATGGCGACATCCCCGGTCATACCGGCCCCCCGGTAGTCTTCGGTCTTACGGCCCAGCTTGGGGAGGTTGATTTCCTGCACTTCCCCGATGAAGGACACCGAGTTGTGGAACACGTTGAAATTCTTGAGCTTGCGGGGTAGCGCCATGGTAGCTGTCTCCTATCGTGGGTTGCGGCGGTGCGTGCCGGTGTCGGCGGGGCCGGGCTACAGGTTGATGCTGGCGGCCAAATCGACCAGATAGCGATCCGTGATCCGCTGTTGGAGGGTGAGGTCTTCGAGCGGCGGCACCGGGGTGTAGTCGT